GTAACCAATTACAGCTTTGTCACAGCAACGAGTGAAGGCTCACTCTCGCAATCACGCCAATTAAGCACTTCAGGTGGTGGCTTAACGCTCACAGATAACGGTGCTGGCTCAACCCTTGTTCTAAGCCTCTCTGGAGCGCCTGCAAGCCTCGTATCAGCAGGGACGGGTATTCAGGTCAAGACCAACGCAACAACGCTCACAGCGCGCTCTATCGCGGCTGGAACGGCAGGTATTAGCGTTGCTGATGGCGATGGCGTTGCTGGCAACCCAACGGTGTCACTTTCAGGCTTGGTTCTCAACCTGGCGCAGTCTTCAGGCGTTGGACTCTTATCGCGCACGAGCGGCAACAGTATTGGCGTGGTCACACTCGAGGGCACGGCTGACGAGATCACGGTTACTAACGGCACAGGCGATGGCGCAAACCCCGCGGTAGGCCTGGCAGACAATCCGATTGTGCCGGGTACTGCTGCGATGACGCTGCCCAAGGGCAATACAGTGCAGAGGCCTGTCGCTGTTGACGGCATGCTGCGGTACAACACGCAAAACAATCAGTTTGAGGGCGTGGCCAATGGTGGCTGGACAAGCCTATCGGGCTACAGTGGAGCCTCTGGGTTTTCTGGTATTTCTGGTTTCTCAGGCTCTGGCGTATCTGGCTTTAGCGGCACGTCTGGATTCAGTGGCATCTCAGGCTATAGCGGCACATCAGGCTTTTCTGGCATCTCTGGCTACAGTGGAACCTCTGGCTTTTCAGGCTCAGGCGTCTCTGGTTTTAGCGGATTTAGCGGTTATTCGGGTATTTCGGGATTCTCCGGTATCTCTGGATTCAGCGGCATTTCAGGCTACTCAGGCCTGTCAGGCTTTAGCGGATTTTCAGGTTACTCAGGTCTTGATGGCGTAGCGCAAAGCGGTATTAGTGGCTATTCAGGATTCAGTGGATTCTCTGGTATCAGCGGGTTTTCTGGCATCTCAGGCTTTAGCGGTATCTCAGGGTTCAGTGGCATATCCGGCTTCTCGGGCATTTCTGGCTTCTCGGGTATATCAGGATTTAGTGGCATCTCTGGCTTTTCTGGCTCGGGTATCTCTGGTTTCTCAGGCTCTGGTATTAGCGGGTTTTCTGGTACGTCAGGCTTTTCTGGGATCTCTGGCTTCTCAGGTATTTCTGGTTTCTCAGGTATTTCTGGTTTCTCAGGCATTTCCGGGTTCTCAGGCATTTCCGGGTTCTCAGGCATATCAGGCTTTTCGGGCATCTCAGGATTTTCTGGTTTCTCAGGGCGCTCAGGTTTCTCTGGTATTTCAGGCTTTTCAGGTTTCTCTGGCTCAGGTGTATCTGGCTTTAGCGGTGCATCAGGTATCAGTGGATTCTCAGGAGCGCCACCGACTAACGTCACCACAACAGCAAGTGCAACCGCAGGCTTTATTTTGTTTGCGGCCAATTCAACGACTGGTAGCCAGGCTGTCTTAGTCGATGCAGGCTTGTCAGTTAACGGCAGCACGAATGCAATCACAGGCGGTATTGATGGCGGTACGTTCTAATGCGCTACAGCATCGTTATACCGACCTACAACCACTGCGAGGATTTACTCAAACCTTGTCTTGAGTCTATCTTCAAGTTCACCGACATGGCCGATGTTGAGTTGGTCATTTCGGCCAACGGCTGCACAGACGGCACACAGGCTTACCTGCAAGAGCTATCGGCTCGTTTTGCAAGCATTGGCTTTGATAAGCACATCAAGGTTGTTTGGAGCGATCAGCCGCTAGGCTATTCAGGCGCATGCAATGCAGGGATTGTGGCCACGCGCACAGACCGCATCGTGCTGCTCAATAACGATACAGTCCTGCTGCCGCAGAATAAGAGCCAGTGGCTAGACATGCTCAACCAGCCATTTGCGCATCACGAGAAGTGCGGCATTTCCTGCGTGATCAAAGGACCGTCAGAGCCTGCAGGCCGTGACTTTGCGGTGTTCTTCTGCGTGATGATTAGGCGCAGTGTGTTTAACCGAATTGGGTTATTAAATACCGAATACGGTATTGGCGGCGGTGAAGATACCGAATTCTGCATTCAGGCTGAAATGGCAGGCTTTGAGGTGCATGAATGCTCGCCCAAGGAGTGGAGCGGCAATCAGTTTACGGGCGCGTTTCCGATCTATCACAAGGGTGAGGGTACGATGCTTGATACATCGCTTGTGCCCGACTACAACGACGTATTCCTGCGCAACTCGCTCAAGCTTGCCAAGAAGTTCAACCCGGACTGGTATCGCTGGCGCTTATCCAACTATTGGGAGCGTGCTGTTTTTCTGAAGGGTGATCCGGTCTTCCCGCGGGAAGTGACGCGCTACCAGTGGGCAGCGCAGCATGTGAGGGGCAAGAGCGTGTTTGAGCTTGGTTGCTCAAGCGGTTATGGCGTGCAGTTCATGCCTGACGGCGTGGAATACACAGGCCTTGATTACGATCAGATCATTGTGGATGTGGCTAAGGAGCAGGGTTGGAGCGCTAAGGCGCAGTTTGTGCATGCCGACATCAACAAGTATGACCTGCAGCAGTACGACACAATCATCGCCTTTGAGGTCATTGAGCACCTTGATAACGGCCTGGAAGTCTTGCAAAAGCTCAAGCAGCACTGCAAGACCTTGCTCTTTACCGTGCCCATGAATGAGCCGGTAGGCTTTTGGGGTCCGCATCATAAGCTTCATGGCTTGAATGAGTCACACTTTCCTGGCTTTGAGTTCAACTACATCGATGAGCAGGGCAATATCTCAGCCGTGCCCAAGCCGATTGACGATCAAAACAGGCTCAACTTGCTGATTGGACGCTGGCATGCCTAGCGTTTTGTGCTCAGTCTCTACCAGGGGGCGGTCACATACGACACTGCCTTTGGCTTTGCAGGCGGTTATGAACCAAACCCGCAAGCCAGACAAAATCGTGATCTTTGATGATAACGACGAGAATCAAGACCTGCGTAGCGATCCGATATACAAGAACTTGTATTGGATGATGGATGCCAAGCAGATTGCTTGGGAGTGGATCTGGGCCGGCAAGAAGGGCCAGCATCACAACCATCAAATGGCCAATTCCATGGGCTTTGATTGGGTGTGGCGCGTGGATGATGACGCCATTCCTGAGCCAAACGTGCTTGAGGCCTTGCTAGCGCATACAGGCCCGATGGTAGGCGGTGTGGGCGGCTCAGTGCTCATGCCACCGCACTACTTTGAAGAAGCCAACCCTACAGGCAAGATCGATGCGATTGACCACGAGCCACATCCGCAATGGCAGCGCATCAAGAAGGTCAAGCATGTAGACCATTTGCACTGCAGCTTTCTGTATCGTGCAGGCATTTATGACTACAACCTAGGTCTGTCTCGAGTCGCCCACCGCGAAGAGACGCTTTTCAGTTTTGGTCTTAAGCAAAAGGGCTATGACTTGTTGGTCGTGCCCAACGCAGTAACCTGGCACCTTAAAGCGCCGTCTGGCGGTATCCGCATGGAAGATAAGCAGGAGATGTTTGCGCATGACGAGCAGATCTTCCGCAACACGCTAGCGCACAAGAATCATACGATTGTGGTGCTCAACAACGGCATGGGCGATCACATCGTATTTACGCATGTCTTGCCTGAGATTAAGAACCCGTTGGTGTTTGGCTGCTATCCTGAGATCCTTCCCTGCAGGTCGATTGCTGAGGCCAGAGACTTATTTGGCGACATCGAGATGTATAACATCTATGCCAAGATGGACCGCTGGAAGTGGAAGACAAGCTTGGAAGGTGCTTACAGGAAGATGTACCTATGATTTTGATAGCGCCCTTTGCTAAGAAGCTTAATAACGGCAAGCGCAATCCCAAGGACTATCCGTTTTGGGAGGCGCTGATCCCGCATTTGCCTAATCCGGTTATTCAGGTGGGCGTTGAGGGTGAGCAGCAACTGGTGCCAGACTTTCGCAAGAACCTACCCATTCAAGCGCTGCGCCAGTTAGTGAGGCAATGCACGACATGGATTGCGTGCGATAGCTTCATGCAGCATTTAGGGTGGGATGAGGGCAAGCCAGGCATCGTGCTTTGGTCGGTATCGGACCCGCAGATCTTTGGCCACCCAGAGAACATCAACCTGCTCAAGGACCGAGCCAATCTCGCTCAGAATCAGTTTTTGTGGTGGGAGTGCTATGAGCATGATCCCAGTAAATTTGTCGCGTCAGAAGTCGTTTTAGAAGCCCTAAAAGGGCTTTTGCACTTAGACAAGGCGGCTTAAAATGAAGCCTTCAAGAGGTTGATATGCCCGCAACCAACTACACGCCCATTCAGTTTTACCGCAGCACAACGTCTGGCGCACAGCCGTCGAATGCCAATCTATCGCCCGGAGAATTAGCGCTCAATATCGCTGACAACGATATGACGATGTACTTTGAGAACGCATCGGGTACGGTCAAGCGCTTTTTCAACAACCCTGCTGCACTCAAGTATCCAACGGCTGACGGTACGTCAGGCCAAGTCATATCGACTAACGCATCAGGCGTGCTGAGTTTTGCCAACGCTGGAAGCTCTGCGGTAACGGATAACACGCGGCAGGCGGTTACGTCCTCGGCCACGACGACCATCAACTTAGCTAGCGGTCAGGTGATTGACTTGACGATGGCAGCTAGCATCACAAGCTTGTCGTTCACGAATGTACCGGCATCAGGCACGCCGATTCTTGTGCAGATTGTGGTTAAGAACGCATCAGACGGCACGGCTTACACGATTGCATGGCCTTCGAGCGTGTACTGGAGCGGTCAATATACCGGCACGACGATTACGAATGTACAGACAGCGCCAACCCTAGCAACAGGTGCCAATGGCGTCACCACGATTGCGCTTTTGACGACTGACGGTGGTACGAAATGGCGTGGATGGGTTGAGGGAACGATTCCGGGAGCTAACCAACAATCGTTGTACATGTGGGGAAGCAACGGTTACGGGAAAGTGGGGAATAATACGGTTGATAGTGCTGCTGGAAGCCCCTCACAACCAACTCAGATAGGTGCCTTAACTAATTGGGCAAAAGTAGAGGCTTCAAGAAGAAAAACTTTTTGGTTAAAAACAGACGGTACTATTTGGTCTTGTGGATACAACGACAGTGGCGCTTTAGGGTTAAATTTGCCATTTCCAGGGTCTGCACGTTCATCTCCAGTTCAAATAGGTAGCCTTACAGGCTGGACTGCTATCGAGAGTAATTATGCAACCGCTGGAGGTATAAAAAACGGTGAAATTTACATGTGGGGTTTTAACGGTTCGGGTCGCCTTGGGGACAACACCACTATTAGTCGTTCATCGCCAGTTCAAGTCGGTAGTCTTAACACATGGTCTAAGTTGTCGCTTGGATATGACTTTTGCCTAGCTATTAAAACTGATGGTACTTTGTGGACATGGGGTAGAAACAGTTATGGCACATGCGGTCAAAATAATAGCTACACCGCAGGCACAGGTCCAAGATTTTCCTCGCCAGTACAAATTGGATCTGATACCAATTGGGCAGAATGTGCGGCGGGAACCAATATTGCGTTTGCAATAAAGACATCAGGATCTTTATGGTCATGGGGCTTTGGAAATTACGGTCAGCTAGGGCAAAATGACAATGTAAGCAGATCTTCTCCGACGCAAATTGGTGGTTTGCTTACATGGAATAAGATTGTTACAGGTAATAGTTCAACTTTTGCTATTAAGACAGATAATACACTTTGGGTTTGGGGGAGAAACGTAGCGGGTTCTCTTGGGCTTAATAACACCACAGAAACTTCATCGCCAACCCAAGTTGGAGCATTACAAAACTGGAGTTTGATAGGTATAAATGATGTAACGTGTATGGCCGTTAAAACCGATGGGACATTATGGGGTTGGGGATACGGCGTAAGAAATATGTTTGATGCTACAAGCACTAGTCGATCCTCTCCCGTGCAAATAGGTTCGCGGACGGATTGGATCCAAGCAAAAGCGGGCCGCAGACAATCTACTGGTGCTGCCAACGGTGCTCAGGCAGGAGGTATTACACAATTTCTTGTCAATCCCGGTTAATCGTTTGAGGTAATCATGCCAGCAACAAACTACACGCCGATACAGCTTTACCGTACAACCACCAGCGGGACAGAGCCTGTAGCGGGCAACATGAACCCTGGTGAAATTGCGTTGAACATCGCAGACAATGACATGTCTATGTGGATGGAAAACGCATCAGGTACGGTTAAGCGTTTCTTCAATAATCCTGCTGCACTTAAGTACCCGACAGCAGACGGTACATCAGGTCAGGTGCTTAAAACCGATGGCGCGGGCGTTTTAAGTTTTGGCGACGCAGCAGGTGGCGCTCTCACCAATAACACCCGCCAAGCGGTAACGTCATCGGCTACCACAACGATTAACTTAAACAGCGGCAACGTCATCGATCTGACGATGGCAGCAAGCATTGCCACGCTGTCCTTTACCAACGTGCCTGCAAGCGGCACGCCGATTTTGATTCAGATTGTAGTCAAGAATGCCTCGGATGGTACGGCCTATACAATTGCTTGGCCCAATAGCGTTTACTGGAGCGGGCAGTACGCTGCTACGACGATCAGCACCGTACAAACGGCACCGACCCTAGCTACCGGCGCAAACGGCGTGACGGTTATCGCTCTGCTTACAACGGATGGTGGCACCAAGTGGCGTGGCTGGGTTGAGGCTACGATTCCGGGTGGGTCGTTTGGAAGTTTGTATACTTGGGGTGAGGGTTTTTTCGGTGCCACTGGTCAAAATAGTCAAGTCGATACTTCTTCTCCGGTTCAGGTTGGCGCATTAACAAATTGGGCGTCAGTAAAAGCTTCTTATTATGGTTGTGCAGCCATTAAAAACGATGGAACGCTGTGGTGTTGGGGGAGAAACTTGCATGGCTTTGTCGGGGATAATAGCACTACAAATCGGTCCTCTCCTGTGCAAATTGGGGCATTAACAAATTGGTCCTCTGTATCAACAAACAAAGATTTTTGCATAGCTATAAAAACAAACGGCACGATGTGGGCGTGGGGAAGAAACCAGTTCGGTCAACTAGGTCTAAATACTGTGGTATACGCATCTTCTCCTACACAGATTGGCGCATTAAGTGTTTGGGCGGTAGCTTCAGCAGGGTTATATATGTCTGCTGCCGTTACAGCAAGTGGTGCCTTATGGACTTGGGGCGGAGCTTATGCCGGATGTCTTGGCCAGGGTGATACTGTTAAAAAATCATCTCCAGTACAAGTGGGGGCGTTGACTGACTGGTCTTCAGTATCAACCTCTGGTACGTTTTGTATAGCCTTAAAAACCAATGGCACTGCATGGACTTGGGGCGGGAACTATAGCGGGAGGCTCGGTCAAAATAACACAACATCTTTCTCTTCTCCAGTACAGGTTGGTGCGTTAACGGATTGGTCAAAAGTAACAGCAGGCACTCAACGATGTTTGGCTATAAAAACTAATGGAACCCTATGGTCATGGGGGAATAACGCTAATGGTGAACTTGGACAAAACAACAGAACATATTTCTCTTCTCCAGTACAGATTGGTGCGTTAACGGATTGGTCTTCAGTATCTGCTGGACATGAGTTTTGTGTTTCTGTTAAGACAAATGGCACCTTATGGGCATGGGGAATCAATGGAGCCGGGCAGCTTGGTCAAAACGATTTAGTAAATCGCTCTTCTCCTGTACAAGTAGGTGCATTAACAACCTGGGGTCCAGTAACATCAGGATTTGGTTTGAGTGCAGGAATAATACAAACGGTTATCAACCCCGCATGATGCACTTTCTATCTGGCTTACCCCGCTCTGGATCAACGGTCCTTGCCGCGATCCTGAATCAAAACCCCTTGGTGCATGTCACACCAACATCAGGGCTAATTAGCATCATGGGTGCTGTGGCTGAGAAATGGGAGCGTGATGAATCGATTCACGTTCAAGGCCGCAATGACGATGATATGGTCCGCATGCTTCGTGGCTTGATGCAAGCCAAAAACGAGACCATTCAAAAGCCCATCATCATTGATAAGAACCGTGGCTGGCCTGCGCCACCCATCATGAAAACCATGACCAAGGTGCTTGGGCAACGGCCTAAGATCATCGCCACTGTTAGAAATGTACCTGATTGCATTGCATCTTTTGTGAGAGTCGTAAAGCCTGAAGACACGCAAAAGTTCTTATCAGAAACGCACCTGATTAATGTCGTCAAGACTGGCTATGTGACCTTGCATGCAGGCATGTTGGAAGATCCGCTGTCCTTTTGCTTGATTGAATACGAAGACCTGCTTGCTGATCCAGAGGCGCAACTTAGACGCATCCACAACTTCTTAGAGCTTGAGCCTTTTGCCTACAACCTAGAGAAGATTGAAGGCTCGATTGTTGCTGAGAAAGACGATGAGGTGTGGGGCATTCCAGGCTTGCATGACATCAAGCCTAAGCTTGAGCGCCAGCACAAACAAACCGCACAGGAAGTCTTGGGCCATCGTTATAACGAGTTCAATCAGCCGCGCTTTTGGCTAGGTGAGACTCAAGAGTCCATGCCCAAGCAGCCATTAGATCTGCAACTCGAAGCAGGACGCAGGGGCGACTTTCAAAAGGCTTGGGAAATAGCTCAACAGCTTGAGCGCACTGAGCCACAAAACCATCGTGCAGCCTATAACCGAGGCTTATATGTGCTGATGCAGGGCAGGCTCCAAGAGGGCATGCAACTGCTTGCCAGAGGGCGTATTGAGCAAGTCTTTGGCAATGCCAAGCCCCAAGTGCCTACGCCGATCTGGGAAGGCCAATCAGATCAAATCGTGCTGCTTTACTTAGAAGGTGGCTTAGGCGATCAGATCCATCAAATGCGCTTTGTGCAAGATATTACAGCGCGTAAATGCCAAGTGATTGTGGCTTGCTCGCCTGAGCTTGTGACGCTTTTTGCCACCATACCGAATGTGCGTGCAGTGGCTGTGCATGAAGCCGCACCGGGTGTTTACCATCATGCCTGGGTGCCAGGAATGTCGGCTCCTATACCGCTGGGTATTGAGTACAAGGATGTCTGGGGGCGTGCTTATATCCCACGGCCACAAGCGCCACGAACCAAGTTTCGTATTGGCTTACGCTGGCAGGGCAATCCTAATTTTGAGCACGATCACCGCAAGTATTTTCCGCCTGAGTTGCTCTTTAATGCTGTCAACGGTTATGACGTTGAGTTCGTCTCATTGCAGCGTGATGAGGGTTCACAGCACCGCCCTGAGTGGATTGCTGAATCAAAGCTTGACTCATGGCTTGACACGCAACAAGTGGCTGCAAGCTGTGATTTAGTTATATCATCTTGCACATCAGTTGCACATCTATCGGCTGCGATGGGCGTACCTACTTGGGTTGTGATTCCTATCCTTCCTTATTATCTCTGGGCACTACCAGGAGAGCGTGTACCTTGGTACGATTCGGTTCGATTGTTCAGACAGAGCAAATATGAAAGCTGGACGGAAGTTTTTGATCAGGTGCGCGTTGCACTTGGCGACTATTTGAACGAGGTGCAACATGGCAGGATTAGATCTGTGGGTTAAGGTTGAAGACGGCAAAGTCGTACAGGGGGCAAACCCACTGCCTCCTAGCGTACAGAATTGGGGTGCAGATAAAGATGCGTTGATCCGCTCAGGCTGGTATCCGGTGGTATCAGTCAAGCCTGATTCGATGGATTACGCCACTGAAGTGTGGGAGTCAGAAAGCTACGAGATCAAGGAAGATCATGTTGTCTGGACGCTGACCAAGCGCTCTAAAACACAAGAAGAACTCGATGCCGAGCTTGCCGAGAAATGGCGTCTGTGGCGCATTGAGCGCAACTTCCGTTTGGCTGAAACGGATTGGGTCATCATCAAGTTCTTGGAAGCAGGACAAGCCGTACCAGCAGAATGGACAGCCTATCGCCAAGCCTTGCGTGACTTGCCAACGATTGTGGATTTCAATGGTTTAGACTGGCCTGTTAAGCCCACATGAAGTCGCTGTTTTTCAGCTACGACATGGCCGTGGATCGGGCTTATATTATCCGCATCCAGGGTCATGAAACCTCTGAGCGCAAGGCTGATGAAGCCGCTAAATCATGTGCATCCATTGGGATGCCTTTTGCGTTTTGGGACGCCTATAACGGCTTAGAAAATCCCATCAAGCCACCGGCACATCACAGTCAAGTGATGAACATGATCAAGGTTACCGATCACTACCTGACTCGCGGTGAAGTAGCCTGTGCGCTATCGCACATAAGCTTGTGGGCTAAGTGCGTGGAGCAAGATAAGCCGATTGTGATCCTTGAGCATGATGCGGTCATGCTTCAGCCTTACTTGCAGCACTCGGTCTATAACTCGATTTGCTATCTAGGCTGTCATGAGCAAACGCAGCAGGGCTGGGCTGTGATGCCAACGCCACCGCATGCAAGCGAAGGTCCAAACTATCACTTCATTTGTCGTGCTCATGCGTATGCGATTGATCCAGCAGTAGCCAAAAACATGCTGGCACATGCCATTAAATATGGCATTTCAGTGCCGTTAGATATTATGCTTCGCACAGACATCTTTCCTGTGCATCAAATGGGCGTGTATGCAACGGATGCACCCGATAAGACTGAAACCACCATCCTTGGTCGCCCCAAGCATGGCCGAAAAACAGATCGCAACGACCAACTAGCCGCATGAAAAAAATCCTCATCATGGGCCTGCCCGGAGCAGGCAAAACCTTTATGGCTGAAGCACTGAAAAAGCGCTTGGAAGCCAGCACGGACATCCCACTGGAAAAGCTTGCCCAGTACGAAGTGGTGCCTACTTATTGGCATCCCACGGTCAAGTGGTTTAACGCTGATGAAGTTCGCAAGAAATATAACGACTGGGACTTCAGTCGTGAGGGTCGCATTCGTCAATCGATAAGGATGGCTGAGTTTGCCATGACTGCCAATGCTGACTATGTGATCTGTGACTTTGTGGCACCCCTGCCTGAGATGCGTCACAACTTCAAAGCTGACTGGGTGATCTGGATGGACACCATCGATCAGGGCCGCTACGAAGATACCAACAAAGCTTTCGTACCACCTGATCTCTATGACTTTCGTATTACCGAGAAAGACGCTGATAAGTGGTCTGACTTCATTGCAGATCACATCTTGAATGACCGTCGCAGACCACGCTTTGACTGGAAGAAAGAGACCGTCCAAATGCTTGGGCGCTGGCAGCCTTGGCATCCTGGCCATCGCAAACTGTTTGAGCGTGCCATTGCCAAAACAGGTCAGGTAGTCATTCAAATCCGCGATTGCCAGGGCTGGAATGGGTCCAACCCATTTGCTGCCGAGCAGGTCAAAGACTTTATCAGGCGCGATCTTGATCCTTTGTATCAGGGCCAATATGAGATTCAGCTAGTGCCCAATGTCGTAAACATCACCTATGGCCGTGATGTGGGCTACAAGATTGAGCAGGAAGTGTTTGATGATGCAACTCACTCCATCTCAGCCACCAAGATCCGCGAGAAGATGGGCCTCAAATGATCCCTAAAATCATTCACATAGCCTGGAATGACAAGGAGGTGCTCAAGAGTGACGCGCCTCTCATCAAGCATGGCCTCAAGAAGCTTGTTGAACTGAACCCTGATTGGGACTTGCAGATTTCTGACGATGCTGACATTGAGGCCTACCTGCAAGAGAAAATGGCTGAGGACTATGAGCTTGCTCAGCCCCTGCACATCGTAGCCAAGACCGATATTTGGCGCCTTTACAAGATGTTCCTAGAGGGTGGTCTTTACATCGATATTGACAGGCTTTGCAACATGCCCCTGTCAAAACTGATTGATGATGACACGCGGCAAATTTTGCCGACTTGCCGCAATCATGATTTCTCGCATGATTTCATGTTGAGCGCGCCACATAATCCGATCTACCGATCTGCTATCAGGCACTGGCTTGGCCGTCGCAAGCTTGGCGCTGACAGCATTTACTTCCTGGGCGCGCAGACTTACATGCACGCCATCACGGAAACCCTCTTTGGCGGCATCATCGATACCAATCCAGGCGAGGAAGTCATGCAGCAAATGCGTGGTGCTGTGAACATGGTCCAAGGCCTGAAATGCATCATGGAAGTGCCACCGCATCGGACCGTCATTCACGAGGGTTTTGCAGGCAACTGGGAGCAAATGAAGCGCGACTTCTACGCTCAAAACGGTTTGCGTCACTGGACAGGTGAGTGGTGAACTTTGATAAGCGCATCATCGTGGTGGATGACTTCTTCCCCAACTTTGCAGACATTCGTCAGATTGCGCTGCAGGCTGAGTATGAAGCGCCAGGAGAGCGTAATTACCCTGGGTGCAACAGCATGCAGGCGTTTTGGTCATTGGACCTTAACAACATGCTCTCAGCGATTACAGGCGATATTGTGTTCCCGACGCCTACCTCAAGCTGTGGCCACTTTCGCTTTACCTGCGAGCATGACACTTCAACCCAAGTCATTCACTTTGATCCCAAGCCTCAGCAGGTTTGGGCTGGGGTTATTTACCTAAGCCTGCCCGAGCATTATGCTGGCAAGCAGGCTGGCACGACGATGTATCGCCACCGCAAATCAGGTATGGAAGTGGCGCCAAGGGACCATATCGAAGCACAAGCCATCGGTGTTACGACACACGATGACATGGTCAAGTTCTTTGAGACTGAAGGCAAGAACAAAAACTTATGGGAACCTGTTTTTGATGCCCCGATTCGGACCAATCGGTTGGTTTTGTTTCGGCCCTGGATGTGGCATTCGATGGGAGATCACTTCGGTACCGATGTGACTAACAGCCGGCTGACACAGTTAATTTTCTTGAATGCTTTATGACCATGGAACAAAACATTGAAACCAGGCTTTCAGTTCACGAGGCGGTTTGTGCGCAGCGCTATGAGCAAATTGAAAAGCGCTTAGGCGATGGCAGCCGCCGCATGCGGCATATTGAGATTTTGCTTTACATCACGATTGCTGCGGTCTTGCTTGGGCCTGGCGTGGCCGCGATGTTTGTTAAGAAGCTGCTTGGCATATGAATTGGTCTGACATCCTCAAGGCGATCATCCCAGTCATCGTGGCATCGCTTGCGTGGCTGCTTGGGCAGGTTGCTGACTTTTCCACGCGCCTTACCAAGATCGAAGGCGCAATGCCAGCCTTGATCACTAAAGAGGGTGTGCCGACTGATTCGCCTATATCAGCCGAGAGGCGAGCCGTACAGAAAGAGCAACTCATGCAGCACATCAATGAATTGCAAGTCAAAGTGCGCCTGCTTGAAGAGCGCGAAAAGCTGGGGAGGAAGTAATGCTAGACATCATTGGTGGTGGTCTGTTTGGCACGATCTTCGGTGGCTTGTTTCGCCTGGCACCTGAAGTCTTAAAGTTCTTGGACCGCAAGAACGAGCGGCAGCATGAGCTTTCCATGTTTAACCGTCAGTGTGAACTCGAGCAGATTCGCGGCGAGATGAAGCTTGCCGAGATTGGCGCCGAGCGTGACAAAGCCATCGATACAGGTGTCATGGCAGCATTTGAGGCGGCCATCAATTCTCAGACCGAAATGGCCAAAGCCGCTGGTGGCTGGGTGGCCTCGTTGTCAGCGTCAGTCAGGCCCGTGGTTACTTACTGGATTTTGGCTATCTGGTCAGCCTCGCATATCTGGTTTGCAATCATCGCCTCGCGTGAAGGCCTACCTGTGCAGGAAGTCTTCAAGATGATCATGTCACCCGACTTTGCCGCGCTCGTAGCCGGCACCTTCAACTACTGGTTTCTTGATCGCACTTTGAAAGCTAGAGGGCTTGCGTGAAGCTTGATCTAGCCAAAGAGCTTTGCAAGCGCTTTGAAGGGTTCTCAGCAAAGCCTTATTTGTGCCCTGCAGGCGTTTGGACCATTGGGTATGGCTCAACCTATTATCAGAGCGGCGATCGCGTCACAAAGGACGATCCTGAGATTACCAGGGAGTATGCCGAGCAATTGCTAATGCATGAGCTTGTGCATACCTATGCCCCTGGCGCAATCAGGCTCTGTCCTATCCTGCTAACCCTGGCCATCCAAAACAAGGACTGGAACAAGCTAAATGCCATCGTGGACTTTTGCTACAACCTAGGGGTGGGTCGATTGCAAACCTCAACGCTCAGGCGCAAGATCAACCAGCAAGACTGGGAAGGTGCCAAGGAGCAACTAAAGCTTTGGGTCCGCGGTGGGGGTA